TGCGGCGGGTACAGGTATTGCAATCCCTGCCGGTAAAACAGTACTAGTACGCTCCGAGGGCACAAATATACTTGTGCAAGTAAACCACATCCCAGATAGTCTGAGTATTGCAGGTAGCCTTACGCTTACAGGTACAGGTGCAGTTACAGCTACAGGTGCAGTTACAGCTACGGGCGCGGTTATTACGGGTAGCGCAGCTATTTCAGGTAGTACTTCCGTAGGTGGCCTTTTCTCCGTCATTGAGTCTACTTTGTTGGGCACGACTAGAACGGCTACCATATCCGTAGCTAGCCCCGGTGTTATTACGGTTTCTGCTTCCCCAGACATTGGCTCACAGATCATATTTACTACTACCGGTACTTTGCCGACAGGGCTTACTGCGGGTACGATCTATACAGTTCAAGCTACTTCGTGGACTGCCACTACCTTTAATGTCGGCGTTAATACAACCGTCACGGGTTCTGGTACACATAGTATAAACACAATAGCTACAACAGTAACCGCCCCAAAAGGCACGAGTAATGCTGCGTTAGCCACAACGGCTTTTGTAACCACGGCGGTCGATGATATTCCTGTTGACCTAACTAACTGGAGCATTGAAGAAACTACTGCAACACAAACTGCTATTTTTACTATTGCTACTCCTGCGGTTGTAACAGACACAACGGCTCCAGCTAACGGCACTGCGGTATCGTTTTCCACTACAGGCGCTTTACCTACGGGCATAACTGCAAACGCGGCATTCTACGTAGCTAATAGAACTAGTAACAGCTACAACCTAGTAACGTCGGTAGGTGCCCCACAAACAGCGTCAATTGCTGCTGGTGCTTCAGTCACGGGTTCTATTGCTACTACGGTTCTAACTGTTACGGCAGTGGGTTCTGGCGAGCTTGCGATAGGCCAGAAGATTAGCGGTTCCGGTGTTACCTCGGGAACTAAGATTACTGCGTTTGGTACCGGTACTGGTGGAGCTGGTACGTATACGGTAAGTGCCTCTCAGACTGTTGCTTCTACTACGATTACTGCGGGCTTAATAATTATTGCTGCCCCCGCACTTTCAAACAACCAACTAGTAGTTTTTTCAGGTGGAACTATCCCTGCTGATATTACAGCGGGTACCTCTTACTATGTTATTAACGTATCGGGTAGCACGTATCAAATTTCGGCTACATATGGCGGTGCTTTAATTACCATATCCCCGGCGGCGGTTAGTACGGCTACAGCTACGGCATACACCCTAGTAAACACATCAGGTACACAATCCGGAGTGCATAAAGAAACAACGTCTGTAATAACCTGCCAGTACAAAAATGGTGTAAAGCTGTCAATGGATCTTGGCGGTAACGCTACCTTTGTAGGCAGGGTAAAGGGACTTAACAGCATATACGGTACGGTGTCTGGCACAACCTTAAACCTGTACAGCTAAGATTATGGCGCTCAATCTAAACGGAACCGCACCCGACGCTGTGTACCTTAATGGCACACGGATGGAAATCGTCAATATGAACGGCACCGAGGTGTACCGGGGCGAGAATGGTAACGTGTCTTTAGTATCTAGAAGCGACTTAACTTTTTCTCCGGGTCCAGAAGACGTTAACCGTCACTTTGTTGTTTTATCGGGGCTTTTTTCTGCGAGCGCAGTGAGTACTGGCCCAGTCCCAATAATTAACGGCGCAACGGGTACAACTATTAAAAACGTAGTAGATAATGGTAGCGATGATGGTGGCCGCGCTGGTATTTTTACGTTTAAGATCCCAACAGGCACAGGTACTTTTACAGTAACTAACGTTGACCCTAGATTTTGCGTTTACCGGGTAACAGGGATTCCAGATATGAGTACCGCTTTTGCTACTGCACAAACTGGTGGAAGTGGGGATATTAATGTTAATGCGCCATATAGAGGGTGTGGATTTATTGTTGCGGTGCAGAACTTTGGTGCGGTCACAAGCATAACAGGTGTCGATGCCGATCTAGCATACTTTCCCGGTAATCCGGGTTTTGGCGCAAATAAAGCTTTGTCCGGTGGTGTGCAAACATACGGTGGTAAGTCTCAGTTAAACATCGCCGCTACCTTTCAATACGACTTCTTCTAGGGCGAAATATGCCGTTGCAAAAAATTCAGCTACGCCCGGGAGTTAATCGAGAAGGCACTACCTTGTCTAACGAGGGGGGCTACTTTGAGGGCGACAAGATTCGGTTTCGCTCCGGCTTCCCTGAAAAGATTGGTGGCTGGGCTGCGCTTTCGTACAACACCTTCTTGGGTGTAGCTCGCTCTTTGTGGAACTGGGTAACGCTTAAAAGCTATAACCTGCTAGGTGTAGGCACTAACTTAAAGTTCTACATTGAGAGTGGCGGTACTTACTACGACATCACGCCTATTCGGGAAATAAACGGTAATACTCCTTCCGCTGGCCCCCCTGTAGTTAACGCCTCTACCATCACCCTTACTGCTAGTGGTACGGTATTAACTGTGTCGGATAGCGCCGCAGAGAGTTTGCAGGTTAATGACTTTGTTACCATAGCAGGTGCAGGTACTATTGGTGGCGTAGATGTAAACGGCGAGTATCAGATTGTTTCTGTACTTTCTGGTACGTCCTACACAGTTACATTAGCTACAGCAACGACGGGGTCAGACGCTGCGTCCACGATAACGATTGCCTATCAGATCAACACTGGTAATGCCGCGTACTCAATAGGTACTGGTTGGGGCACGGGTACTTGGGGGCGTAGTGGGTGGGGCTCAGGCTTTACAACCGGTTTTGGTCAACAGTTACGCCTATGGAGCCAAGCTAACTTTGGTGAGCAGCTTCTATTTAGCCCTCGTGGTGGTGCGCTTTACAACTGGCAACCGGGGGCTGGAGCAACGCCAGCACTTACTACTAGCGGTGTTTTAGTTTCAGGCACCGACGTACCTGCGTTTATAAATCAAATTTTGGTATCTGATGCTACGCGCATCGTTATTTGCTTTGGGTGTAACGACTACGGTGCATACGGTACAACCGACTTAGACCCATTGCTGATCCGGTGGTCTGCACAGGAAACTTATACTAACTGGACTCCTGACGCTACAAACCAAGCAGGTAGTTATCGCCTAAGCCACGGCTCGTATATCAACAGCGCCTTACAAACACGCCAAGAGATACTGATTTGGACCGATGCTGCTGTGTATTCGATGCAGTACTTGGGCGCTCCTTATGTGTATGGCTTTAACCTGCTAGCGGACAACATCTCCATTGCCAGTCCTAATGCTATGGCTACGACTTCTGGTGTTGCTTACTGGATGGGTGTGGATAAGTTCTACGTATACTCAGGTCGTGTGGAAACGCTGCCTTGCTCGTTAAGAGCCTACGTATATGGCGATATTAACCGCGACCAGAACTTCCAAGTTGTATCGGGCACTAACGAGGGTTTTAGTGAAGTGTGGTGGATGTACTGCTCCGCTAACGCTACGTCCCCCGATAAGTACGTCATCTATAACTACCTTGACCGTGTGTGGTACTACGGGTCTTTAAATCGCACTGCTTGGTTAGATAGCCCGTTGCGGGAGTTTCCTATTGCTGCTACGCCAAACAATATTTTGGTTTATCACGAGGCGGCTGTTGATAACGGCGAGACTAACCCTCCATCGGCTATTTATTCGTACGTACAGTCGTCTGACTTTGACATCGGTGACGGGCATAACTATGGCTTTGTGTGGCAGATGATCCCGGACATTACCTTTGACGGCTCAGATACCAGCGGCTCTAGTGCAGAAAACCCGTCCGTTAACTTCACTGTGCGTCCACGGCAGAATCCCGGTGCAAACTACAACGCCAGCGATATGCCAATAGTGCAATCAACGCAATCATATGCGGCACAAACAACGTACAACGTACAGGAGTTTACTGAGATTGTGTACACACGGGTTCGTGGGCGACAGATGGCGTTTAAGATCGAGTCTAGCTCCTTGGGTACGCAGTGGCAGTTAGGCACCCCCCGTATTAATGTACGTCCTGACGGTAGACGCAGCTAATGGCAAATAAATTCTACACACAGGTTAAGGCTCCAACCCTACCATTTGCACCGGTTGAGTACCAAGCGCAGTATCACGACCAGACAAACAAGGCGTTACGAGTGTACTTTACGCAAGTTGACGCTTTTATAATTCAGTTCTCCCAAACGTTTTTAGTAGCTAAGCTACCTAGTGCAGTTACTGTGGGTGCTGGGGGTCGAGCGTTCGTGACTGATTCTTCTGTTACTACGTTTGGTACCGCAGTTGCTGGCGGGGGATCTACAAACATACCGGTTTACTCTGACGGCGCAGTGTGGCGAGTTGGTTAATTGCCTTTATTCGAGCAGCATTAAATGCTACTATTGACAAAATTTCTTAAAGGTGCGCCATGAGCCTCCATAACTTAGCAAATCATCTACAGTCCGCTGGTCGAAACGAAGACAAAGTACTTGTACACATGACCCCAAAAGAAGTTGGCGGTCTGCAATCTTTGGCTATGGCACACGGCGGTAGCCTTACTATTAACCCACATACTGGATTGCCTGAAGCTGGCTTCTTGTCGTCTATTCTGCCTATGATTGCAGGGGCTATTTTAACGCCTTTGACTGCGGGAATTATCAACCCTTTAACGCTTAGTGCAATTATTGGTGCGGGCACAGGACTAGCTACAGGTAGTCTAAAACAGGGTTTGATGGCTGGTATGGGTGCTTATGGTGGGGCTGGTTTGGCTACTGGCTTAATGGGTGCTGGCGGTGCCGCTGCTGGTGCTGCTGGTGCGGGTTCTGTTACCCCTGTTGCCGCTGCTGGTGCTGGTGCGGGTGCTGGTGCTGGTGCAACCCTTGGTGGCAGTATTATGGCTGGGGCTCCGGGCACTACGTCTGTTGCGGCTAGTGGTTTACCTTCAACGCTGGGTAGTGGGTTTATGAATACCGCCCCTAGCATTGTCGCAAATCCAGCTACAGCACAACTTACTGCGGCTAATCAAGCTTTACAAGTTCCTGCTACACAAACAGCGGGTCAAAATTTAACGTCTATTGGGCAAGGTGCGAAAACCGGTATTGACTCATTAGCAGGCGTTAAGTCTGTATTTAATGCTATGCCAACTGGCTCTGCAAGTGCTTTAGGTATGTCAGCAATGAATGCCATGCAGCCTGAGCCACCTAAGCCAATTAAAGACTATTCAATGATTCGTCCGTATACGTTTGAGAGCCAACAGAACCCAGAAGCTTACGACTACCAAGAAAATAACCCTAACGATTCTAGTGAGCGTAACTATTTTACAAATACATATACTGCCCTAGAGCCGTATAAAGCACCGGGGCCTGAGTATGGAAAAGCTGCTGGTGGGTTAACTAGTTTTGCTATTGGTGGCCCAGTTGAACAAATGTCGGCCCAAAATGCTTTGGGTAATAATGCTATGTATCCGCAGTCTCAAATACAAGCGCCTATGTACAGTAATCCAATGGCACAGCGACCAATGCCTTCGCCTGTTGTTACGGCTGGTGGTGACGCAGCGGTTGATCCGTACACTGGTGAACAGAAGTTTGCTAAAGGCGGTAAAACAACGGGAGAGTACAAATACGACTTTGACCCGAAAACCCAACAGTTTACTCAGACAGCAGCACCGGTGCCTGTAAGATTGGACGGTTTATTTAATAGCGTTGCATCTCATGCAGCAGCGCCTGCACCAGCACCAGCTAAACCGTTTGTACCAGTAGTATCTGGCGGTATTCAGCAACCAATTAATTCTTATTCCGCACCGCGCCAATCGAACGAGCAAATAGCCGCACCAATTAACATACCCGCGTATCAAACGCCAGAGCAGCAGTTAGGTCTAGAAGACTTTTATGCCCGTATGAACCAGCGACTAGGTCAAATGGGTGGGCAGGGTTATGCAGCAGGTGGCGGTGTATCTTCGTTGGGTAGTTACTCCGATGGTGGTCGTATGCTTAAAGGCCCCGGCGATGGTATGAGTGATTCGATTCCAGCCCAGATTGGTGAGCACCAGCCAGCACGTTTAGCTGATTCTGAGTTTGTTATACCTGCTGATGTTGTATCTCATCTGGGTAATGGCTCGACCGATGCCGGTGCAAAGCAGTTATACGCTATGATGGATCGAGTGCGAAAAGCACGTACTGGCACCAAGAAACAAGGCAAGCAAATTAACCCAACTAAGTTTATGCCTGCATGAAAATACAACGTGTAGACCCAGCGTTTGTGCATATGGTCTGGGATAAGATAGCCCCTTTTTTCCAGATGTCTATGGATGGGGGCGGTAGTTACGAATACACGTTAGACCAAGTAAAAGTTCGAATCACAGATGGTACATGGACAGTATTAATAGCGATTGATGATGCTGGTGAAATAGCAGGGGCTGCGGCAGTACATTTTTATAACCGCCCTAATGATCGTGTTGGGTTTATTGACATGATGGGCGGCAGGCTAATTACTGTTGGTGATTCGTTCGATCAATTAAAAACATATATGCAATCCAATGGGGCTACGTGCATCGAGGCAAGTGCTCGTGAATCAGTAGCAAGACTTTTGAACAGACATGGTATGAAAGAAAAGTATCGTGTCGTAGGAGTAAAAATATGAGCCGCAATTCTTTTGCAATGATGGAAGCTGGGTGGATTCCCGGTGATCTGGGCGCTTTCAAAAAAGAAGGTGGGAAGATTAAATTATATGATGGCGGCGGTGGCGGAAGCGCTCCTTCTAATACATCAAGCTCTACTACCTCAATTCCTACATATGCTAAACCGTATGTGGAGCGCATGTTGGGTAAGGCGGAAGCAGTTAGTAGCGCCCCGTATCAAGCGTATGGTGGGCAGCGTATTGCTGAGTTTGACCCCATGCAACAACAGGCATTTCAAGGTGCGGCCAACTTACGTCCTGCACAGCAACTAGGTGCAGCTACTCAAATGACGGGTATGGCTGGTCTTGGTGCAATGCAAGCGGGTCAGAACTACCAGAACATGGCGACCAACCCGAACGCCACCGCAGCATACATGTCGCCGTATATCCAAAATGCACTTGCACCTCAACTAGATGAGCAACGTCGTCAGGCTATGATTACCCAAAGTAACATCGGTGGTCAGGCTGCACAACAAGGTGCGTTTGGTGGTGCTCGTCACGGCATTGTTGAGGCTCAAAATAATGAAGCTCTTGGTCGCTTACAGAGTCAGACGTACGGCACAGGTATGCAGAATGCTTTTCAGAATGCACAACAAGCGCAACAGTTTGGCTCTACATTGGGCTTACAAGGTCTGGGACAAGCGGGTCAGATGGGCGCTCAGTTGGGTCAGTTGGGTCAGACGCAGTTCGGTCAGCAGAAAGATATTATTAACGCACAGGCTAATGCTGGTGCACAACAACAAGCCCAGAACCAGCAACAACTCTCGCAACAGTATCAAGACTTCTTGACGCAACGAGGCTACCCACAACAACAACTGTCATACTTTTCAGACATGTTGCGCGGCCTTCCATTGTCGCAAACCACTCAGCAGCAATACACAGCAGCCCCTAGCATGACTTCACAACTTGCTGGTCTAGGTACTGCGGCTTATGGTGCGTATCAGATGGGCAAAAAAGAAGGTGGCGTAATTAAGATGGCCGAGGGTGGGCTGGTAAAGCTTGCGTTGCATAACATGACGAAGTAAGAGGACACTATGATTCCCGGCATCCAAGAAATCCAATCGCTAGCTACTAAGTACAACAAACAGCAACTTGCCCATATGGCGCAGATGGGTCTTATCGATCCTACTAAAGCTGTTATGGCGGGTATGATGATCTCCCGTATTGAGGCACAGAACCAACAGCCCCCTACGACTACCGTCGCCCAAGATGTGCTTACCCCACCAGCACCACAGCCACAACAAGCGCAACCACAACAACCTCAAGCTCCTCAGATGGGCATGAACGGTGCGCCTCAAACCCCAACAGCGGGTATCGCTGGTCTCTCATCCGGTATTCAAGGCATGGCTGGTGGTGGCATCGTTGCGTTTGATGGGGGTGGTAGGGTAAGTCAAGAGGAACAAGATCGCGCAGATCTGTTAGATGCTTTAAGGAAAACAGGGGCTGCAGCAAAAGATATATTCTCTATGCCAGTACGGGGGGTTGCAGGTGCTGCTGAGTCTTTAATTACCCGCCCACTTCGCGCTGTAGGTGTACCAGTTCCTTATCTTCCAGATTCGTTCTATGGTGGGGATCGTGAGTCTATGACTCCATATATGGATGCAATTACTAGAGAACAAAGCGCCACTCCTGCTACAACTCCAACCGCAGTTACCCCCGTTGCCGGACAAGCATTCCCGCAGCAAACAGACCAACAAAGATTAGCTCGTCGCCAAGAAGTTGTAGGGTCGGCACCGGCACCTAAAGCCCCAGCGCAGCCCCGCCGAGAGCTACCAAAGATAGAAGCGCCCGTAACTGCTAAAGACTCTGGCGTAAAAGCGTTTACTCCTGAGTTGATGAAAAAAGACCCTAACGAGTCAGTTGCGGAGTTTAAAGCTCGTAAAGACGCAGCGGCTAAAGAGTTTGGTGTTGATCCTGACTACTATAAAAATAAAGAAGCTAAGGTTGGTGAAGAGCGTGAAGCACTTAAAGGTGAACGTAAGGACGCTTTTAATATGGCGCTAATTAATGCGGGTCTAGGTATAGCAGCAGGTAAGTCACAAAATGCACTGCAAAATATTGGTGAAGGTGCTAAGGCTGGCGTTGAGTCGTATCGTGCGGATGTTAAAGATATTAAGGCACGGGATCGTTTGCTTGCTGCGTCCGAAGAAGCTGCTCGTGATGCTGAGTACGCTCGTACTATTGGTGATGCTGCTGGGTATGCGAAGGCAGTGGAAGACAAAAAAAATATTGACCGTAGTATCGATCAGACTAATCTCGGGGCTAAAAACACTGCGGGTACTGCTTACACTACTGCACAAAACTCGATGGCTGAATTGCAGGCACGTGAAGCGGGTGCAAACGCTCGTAATGCTAGGACTGAAGCTGGAGCGGACAGACGTAATGCTGCTACTGTCGGTGCGCAAATGGAAATGAATAAAGCCCGTATGGCTTTGTATGAAAAACAAATGGCTAGTGCTGATGCCGCCACTAAAGCACGTTATGCTGCGTTGGCAAATAAAGTTGGCGTTATGCTGTCTAAAGATGCGGGCTACTTAGATTTACAAAGGCAGTTAGCTAAACAGCTAAAGAATGGGGAAGTTAAAAAGACTGAGGCAGATCGCCAACTAGCAAACTACAGTGCTACATATAGGGCGCAAGAACTACAAAGTATGGGGTTGCTTGACGAGTTAGGGGCTGGTAAGGTGCGTACTGCTAATAGTTTGAACGAGGAATAATAAATGATTATCAACCTGCCGAAACTCGGCCCTGTGCAATTTGAAGATGGTCTGTCCAAAGAAGCATTTAAGCAACAGGTTGATAGTCTTGCAAAGAAGTATGGCTTCGAGGTAGATAAAGGGCCTTCGGGGCCTTCTGCTGCTTTTCGTTCTGCTATCTCAAACCTCAAAGGTGACATCGGGCTTCTCGGTGCAAAGATGGGTATCGAGGGTGCGGAAGATTATGCAAGCCAAAAATATGAGCAGGCAGAAAATCAATTCACCCCGTCTAAGTTTTCTGAGCACCCACTAGATTATTTGGGTGAGTTGGCTGCTGGGTCTGCTCCGTATATGGCAGCTCCTTTAGTCGCTGGTGTGGCTGGTACTATTGCCGCTCCTTTAGTTGGTATTGGCGCAGGTCTTGGTGCTGCTGGTCTTGCAACTGCGGCTTCTGCTACACAGTTCACTGGTTCTAACCTTGCACGACAAATGCAAGAAGGCGCTACGTTAGAAGATGCCGATCTTGGTAGGGCTATTGCCGGTGCTTTACCAATGGCTCTTTTGGATACTGCCGCGTTGCGTATGATGCCGGGTATCGGGCGGTTATTTGGTAACGCTGGGGTTAAAGTAACTGAACAACAACTAGCCAATATTGCTAAGAACGGTATTGTTGCGCAAACTACAGCCGCTGTAAAGAACTATGGCCCCGCTGTTTTAAAGACTGCTACGTATGAAGGCTTAACGGAATCGGGTCAGCAGTTTATCGAGCGGCTACAAGCTAATCTAGACACGATGAGTCCTGCGGCTCAGGCTGAGTATTTGGAAAGTTTTGCTGGCGGTGCGTTACTGGGTGGCGCTCTTTCTGTTCCCGGTCGTTTTATTGAACGCTCATCAGCTAGAAGCAAACTACAAGCTCCACAAGAACAAGCCGCTGTACCCCCACAAGAAAAAACCCTTGCTCTTCCTGCACCACCTGCTACCCTTGCGCTTCCCGCGCCCCCTATTGCTCCTACGCCTGCGCCTGAAACGTATGCGGAAATAACTCAAACTATTGAACGTTTGAAGCGTGGGCCTAAGTCGCCTGAAGTAACGGCACAGATTCAAGCCTTACAAGCACAACGCACAGAACTAGAGCAAGCCAGTATTGAACGTGCTAGACCCGGCGCACCTACGCCACTAACAGAACAAATTACATCCCAAGCGCCTATCCAAGGGGAGTTTAGGGAGACTGTCGATTTACCGACACAAGAGCAAGTAGCACCAGAAGCGATTGCGCCAGAGGTTGAAAAGCCAATGCCCGCTGTGCTTACACCTGAGTTGCTTAGTGCTACAGGCTTGTCTAGACAGTCTGGGTATTTCAAGCGGCTAGTTAATCTGGATCTGATGACCTTGCCGGGTCTGGATGCGCTCGTACAAGCTAACGAAGAAATTAAAGCGAACAGTCGTATCGCTCCAGAAACTAAAGATGCCTTTAATACCATACTCACACAAGCATTTAACTTGTATGCACAACAAGGTGAGATGTTTGGGCCACGAGGTGGAGTTGCTCCCGGTGCTGCGGAACCTGCGCCGCCTGCTCTTTCTAACGCACAGAAAATAATTACAGAAGTTGTAAAAGATAAAGATCTTAACGACCCTGCAACGGTGCAAGATATTGTCGCTAAACTAACCGCCTACGGTGAAAAAGCTAGCGGTGCAAATGCCACTGAGATTGAGTCGTTCCTCACAGACCTTGAAGCCTCAGTACCTAAAACAACGGAGGTTATTGATGCAGAACCTACACGAGCTGACATCGGAACAGTTGAGCCTAGCATTTCGGAGCCTGTCATCGAATCGGGAGTACCCACCGAAGCAGTTACAGCACCTGACGTTCGAGGAGTGGATGTTTCTGAAGGGCCTGCTGGACTGCCTAGTGGAAGAGAAGAGTTACAGCAAGATACATTAACCGGAGAACAAATTGTCCCTGAAGCCCCTGAAGCCATCCAAGCAGAAGAAGAAGGATCGCAAGTACCCACCGCTCCAGCAGCAGGGGTAGCAGAAAATAAAATACCGCTTAGGGATGCGATTAACCGTTTGGTACAAGAAAGCAGTTTAAAACAAGCAGATGCTGTTGAGTATGTAAACCAAGTCTCAGATAACTTTGGCGATGTTGAGTCCTCAGAGCTTGAGCAAAAGATAAAAAATAACCCTAAGTCTAAGTACTCCCAAGCACCGGCTGGCACCAAGGGTATCTCCGTCGATAAGGTTAAGAAGATCGTTGCACAGATAAAGGCATCGTGGAAGAACGCGCCTGAAATAGTTGAAGTGCAGTCCATATCTGATCTACCCCCTGCGCTTTATGCCCAGATTCTTAGAGATAAAGTTAACCCACGCGGTGCTTATGATCCTGATTCAAAGATCGTTTATTTGATTGCGGACAATCTCCGTTCAGGTACTGACGTTGCCATAACCCTAGCTCACGAGGCACTGGGTCACTTTGGCTTGCAAACAATTCTTGGTGCTAAGTTTACCGAGACGATGCTTAACATCTATAAAGGCAATGCTGGTGTACGCGCCCGTGCTGATGTGATGATCGCTGAAGGTATGGATAAGGCTACGGCAGTTGAAGAAGTCTTAGCTGAGTATGCGCAAGAAGTTTACGACGAGACCGCAACTGGTAATAACTACAAGATAAACACGCTGCAAAAGATCGTTAATATGATCCGGCAGTTCTTTGCCAACATGGGCTATCCATTAAAAGGTATAAGCGATTCAGAGATTCGTGGCCTGATTGCACAAGCTCGCGGTTATGTAGCCCAAGGTGAGGGTCGAGTAGGCAGCGGACGAGTTGCAGCTTCAGGCATTAAGTTCCGCCCCGGTACCAGTGCGTTCAAAGCGTGGTTTGGTAATAGCAAGATCGTTGACGCAGAAGGTAAGCCAAGGGTTATGTACCACGGCACTGCCCAAGATATTTCTACGTTTAGGGCTAAACAAGCAGGTGCTATATTTGTAACCGACAACCCAAGGGTTGCTGGAGCTTTCGCTAATCTTTCTGAAGAATGGATGGCAAGACATGCGGATGAGGTTTTTTCCCCCGAACAACTAGCCCAGCTTAAAAAAGAAAGTAGTAAAACCGCAAAGCGTGAGGGTACAAACGCCGAAGATGAGTTCATTTTACTTGCCATTAAAAATCTTCCATCTAATGCTAACATTTTGCCGGTGTATGTTCGCGCAGAGAAGCCGTTCGACTACGAAAACCCTGCGCATGTACAAGAGTTGGAAAAACAAATATCCTTGTCAACCAAAGATTACGTAAATGTAATAGGTGGTAGCTGGAAAGCTATTGAGTCAGAGTACATACAAAAAGCGATTAAAGCCGCTGGGTTCGATGGTTTCTACGTTAAAGAAGGTGGGGTCAAAAACCTTGCTGTATATGAGCCTACCCAAATCAAATCGGCTATCGGTAACACCGGCACTTACGATATCAATAACCCAGACATTCGCTACAGCGCACGGGCACAAGTAAACAATGTGGGTCAGACGTTAAATGGTTTGCCTCCGTTTGCTGACAACATAAAAGAGTCGGTGTTAAACACGTGGTCTAAGGTACCGGACGCACTGCGTAAAGCTTCTATCGGCATGTTCTCGTTGCCACAGATTGAGCAGATGTTTAAGACCGCGCTGCCTTCTATTAGCAAACTTAATTCCTTACTTGCCAAGCATGGGTTTGAGATCGCTAATGGCCGTGAACACATTGCACGTAACATCACTAAGTGGGATGCCATTGCTAAGGAGCATGCGGCTGTGCTTCCTAAATTCTTTGATATTGCTAACGAGACTACCCGTCTGCAAATAGACCCATTGGATAAGCAGTTTGCGAATAACCCACTGACCAAGCGTTTTGAGTCGCTGCCGCCAGAACTGCAAGGTATCTATAAAGAGTTGCGTAAAGAATATGACGCTTACTCTGAGCAGTTAATCCAAATGATTGAAAAGAATCTGACTGGTGATGCTGCTAAGAAGGTACGTGCCCAGTTCGAGAGCAAACGCTTAAAAGTCTACCTGCCATTCCGTCGCTTCGGTGACTACTGGTTGACCTACACGGATAAGGCTGGCGAGCGTGTTGTTGAGTCGTTTAATAGCCCACGTGAGCGCGATATGGGTGCACAAAAAGCTACCACCGCTGGTGGTACAGACTTCAAGAACCACGCCAAGCTCTCGCAAGTATCGTATAAGTCACAACCACCTACCGGCTTTATGGGTGATGTGCTCTCAGCTATGGCTAAGAATAAAGCATCTGATGCCACTATGAACGATGTGTACCAAGCGTACCTGTCGTACTTCCCAGCGGAGTCCTTGCGCCAGCAGTTCCGTAAGCGTGAAGATGGTGGAGTTAAGGGCTTCTCGCAAGATATTCTGCAAGCCTACGCTGATGTTGCGCCTAAGATGTCCCGTCAGTTAAACAATTTGAAGTTTGCTCCTGAAGTAGATAACGCATTTAATAGCATTAAGCAGGAGGCTACAAACAATCCGACTATAAGTGTGCGCGATGCGGTTGCTGATATTGAGCTGCGTATTGAGAATGCCCGTAGTCCAGATATGAATGCCCTTACGAACGCTGCTAGCTACGGTAGCTACATGATGTATATCGCGGGTAACGTATCTTCCGCATTGATTAACTTGACGCAGTTACCAATGGTTGTGTATCCAATGCTGGGCGGTAAATACGGCTTTGATAAAGCAGCTAGTGCAATGAAAGCGGCGACTGCTACCTACTGGCAGGGTGGAAGAGACACGAATACTGCCTTTATGCCTGACCATACGTTTGGTGTAAAAGCTACTGGCGACTTGAAAGCTCTATACGAAACAGCACTTGCAAACGGTGTGCTTACCCGCTCTACCGGATATGAGATCAATGAAGCACGTAAGAGCAAGACCGAAGACTTTACCGGTACTAAGGCTAAGGTTGAACATGGCTTGAGCTGGATATTTCAGAACTCGGAACGGGCTAACCGCGAGATTACTCTGATTGCTGCTTTTAATATGGCTAAGGCATCAGGTAAAAACACTGACGCTGCGATTCAAGAAGCACTTAACTTGACTATCGATGCGCATGGTGTGGCTATGACATCTATGGGCCCACGGCTGTTCCAACAAGGTCTGGGTAAGGTCATCTTTACCTTCAAGCGGTTTGCTCAGACTCAGATATACCTGCAAGGCAGGTTGTTTAAAGAAGCGTTCAGTGGGGCAGATGCAGAGACTAAGAGTATTGCCCGCCGTCAGTTGCTAGGTATAGCTGGTATGACGTACTTGTTTGCAGGTGTACAGGGCTTGCCGTTGTATGGTGGTGTCTCGTTGCTTGCTAGTATGTTGTTAGGTGACGACGATGAGCCGTTTGATATGGACGCAGAAGTTCGTGCAGCCATCGGTGACCTTGGATATAAAGGCCCACTAAACCAGCTAGTTAACCTAGATATCGCCTCCCGTACCGGCTTTAACGGCATGTTGTGGCGTGAAGATCCTAAACGGTTGGCTGAAGTTGGCCCAGTTACTTACACGATAGAGAAGATTGCAGGCCCTGCATATGGGGTGTTGAAAGGCTTCGAACGTGCCGGTGGTTTGTTTGCTGACGGGGAACTGGAACGCGGTTTGGAAGCTGCTAGCCCTTCGTTCTTACGTAATAGTATGAAGGCTATGAGGTTTGCTACTGAGGGTGCACTTACTAAAGATGGCACTCCAATTGTAGATAATGTTAACGCTTACAACTCCCTTATGCAGGTCTTTGGTTTCAACCCCGCAGATGTTGCAGAGGCTGGAGCACGGGCAGGGGCTATGAAGACTGCGGAATCTAAAATTAACGCACGTAGAATATCGCTTTTAGATCAACTTGATGGCGCACGTATGAGTGGTGACATTGATGGTGAGAATGATGTACGGGATCAGATGGCTACGTTCTCCGAAAAGAATCCTGAACTGCGCATCACCAACGAAACTATCGCATCTTCTTTTGCTAAACGTAGAGCTAATGAGCGGGACTCTGTTGATGGCGTTACTCTAGGTAAAAAGAACCGAGAGTATGTTATGGATGTGTACGGACAATAAAAAAACCCCCCGCAGCGGTTACGCAGGGCGGGGGGTAAAAGCGACGGAAACAGCGTGGAGAAGAACCGTCACGAAAGGAGCCTTTAGTATATCAGAGTCTCCAAATTCGTAAACCCTGAACACTTCCCTCAATGACGTGTTTAATAAGTACTTTTACTTTGAGGCGCTTAGTTACCTGTAGCACTTCTTTCTTAGCTAGGTGGCAATCCAAGCAGGGTATAAATATTGAGTAACCCCGCCTGAATTTCCCCCAGTTAATTTGGTACGTCACTCCCGCTACTTGCATTTGCTACCTCGTTAGTAACGATCTCTTCCACACTCACAAAGTCTTCGTGGTTAGTATCAAATACAAGGGCGTGAATGGCTGTGCCTTTGATCTTCGTGCCGGTATTGAGCCGCTTACTGGCAGTACCTTTATATACACCCTTAGCTTCTAGCTGCCGCAGTGTGTTCTTATAGTCCACCTGAATACGTACACAGTCATCCTTAAATGCCTTAGCTGAGAAGTACATCATCTTAGTGTCTGGCTCGAAGCGAATAAGCAGGTCACCATACGGCTCTTGGGTTGGGGCTGCGAACAACGATGTACGTGCATCTGCTTCACCGTTAACTACCAAGGTATTGCGCACATGGCGGTTGATGTAGTCACCAATGATGCTAGAGGCATCTGCTGCTGGTGGAGTAATGTCTGCACGAACCTCACGAACCATGTTACAAGCCCACTTATAGATCGCCGCCATGTCGTAGTCGATAAGCCCAAGCTCCGAAGAGGCTACCATACCACCAGTGATATTACATGCAACGATAGCCGACCAGAAACGCTCACGCTGTGTAAGTCCTAGTTCCTTATCCAGTTTTGCTTGGACAGTCAGTAGCGTCTGGATGATGCGTTCCTTATTGCGCACAAGGTGCAGTGCATAGATGTCACCAGCATGGCCGTAGTTCTCGCGCAACTGATGGTCAAACATATCCTTACCTTCTTCGGTAGAGATAGCATTGCTATAACCAAGTTCATACTCCAGCAACCGCATCGACTCGCCATCGGGAGAACTCTTCAACGCACCAAGCTTCTGGTAGAAACTCGCATTCGCGCTAGCCAAAGACAGATTGCGCCATGAGGTATGGTTAACACGCATCTCGTTAGAAGATGCCTTGACACGATCTTTGCCACGCCCCTGAGACATAGCGTATACCATATCGGAGAAGTCCTTGGCCTCCATATTCGTGATCTCGTCCATCGTAAAGGGCAGGTTGTTCATCACCCCCAGACGGTGCATACGTGCATTCATTGTGTCGCGTGGGATTGCAACTAGCCGGTCAGGGTTACCCCAAATACTATTGCACATAAACAGAGTGGTCGATTTACCCGAACCTGAACTCTTATAGATGACGTTAATAACTGCGCCACTAAGCCCCAAGAACTTCAATAGTGGAGCACCAAAGCCAGTCAGCGCAGCGAACGCACTACCTTCCAAACCCGGACGGCTATACAAGTTAAATACTTCCGACCACTTCTCTAACGTCCCGCATGGAACCATATGTTCTGCAATGTCTCTGGTCGCTGTCGAAGGGGGGCTATACGCTATGCCGTCTACAGTAATCTCTCTATCACCTACAATAAATTTACTATCGTTATCCGCCCAACCAAATTGTGATCTCATCATCTCAGCCTTCTTTTTTGTTTGTAAGTCTTTTACACTCGTAATGAAAAACCCAGCAAGCGCATCCATTTGTTTCTGGTGCCCTGCAACCCCATTCATAGCCAACAGCTTACGCAACTCATCTTTAGCAACTACCTGCGTCAGTGGCGCGGAGAACTCCCGAACACCATCTTTAGGCAAGTGCAGTCTTATCAACACCATCTCGCCAGAGTTAAGGTCACTCATACGCTTAACGATGTAAATATCATTCTCGTATACCAGCCGTGGCTCTTCTTCTTCACCTAGTGGAGTCATGTATATACCGCCCTCTTTGCCCCTAAAGTACGGATAGGGATACTCTGGTATTACGTGCTTAACCTTAACCAACTCCACTTCACCTTCTACTTCGCCTTCTACTTCTTCAACTACTTCAACTTCATAACCATCTTCGGTAGGCTCATCACGTGCAATCTCTCGACCGAGTGTAATAGGGGATTTAAACTTACCCTTCCACTGGCAGTCACCGCATGTATTCGGATTAGCTGCATCAAATACTTCACACGTATACGGGCCTTTAGTAAGCTGCGCCTTCTTATCCGTCTCCACCGCATCGTAGTCTGGGTGCTTGTAAGACATCTTGTGAATGCCCTCAACCCTATCCGTGCAATACTGAGCAATAGAAAGTGCACCGCGCCAAATAGGTTCTTCTAACGATTCCTGATTCTCATACGCAAACTTGAGCTGGGCACAACCCTCACCCTTCATGCTCTTCATCATGATCGTTTTAAACTTCGATACCCTGTTGCCTATTAAAGACATAGTCAGCGCACTCAAAGGCCGCTGCGGCATCGCGTCAAAAATAGTTACAGGCTTCTCAGTAACGCCAAGAAGTTTTACTAGCTCTTCGTATTCAATAGGTTTACCAACGGCAATAACTTCAACCGGTAGCTGCCCATCGTCTTTAAAGTTAAACGTACCCGGCACACGTAGTACACGTGACGATTCAAAACACGCAGGATCAACGATTAGCTTATGGGTAACGCACAACTGACGAATACGTTTACTGACAGGCTTCCATTGCTCTTGCGATATAACATTTGTTAGAGGCCAGTAGACATGCAGTCCACGACCCGAGTTCACTATAATAGGCTTAGGTAGTCCAATTACTTTGCAGAAACGCTTGAGTTCAGCTAACCCTGTCTCTTGGTCAATATACCCAGCAATCTTACCGGTCTTGGAATCTGGTGTAGCTTTACTAGGGCCACAATCAATATCCATCCAGAACGACTTGAAGTACTTGGCATTCTCTTGCTCACGATTCTCATTCGTGCCGAACTTTGCGCACCCAAAGAAAACGTCTCGACCTTGCTCAACCTGATTCGCTACTTCCCTATCTAACTCTTCTCTCGTCGCTACTAGCTTTTGTTTTGGACTGACTTTGCCTCTGATGCTAAATACACAGAACCAGCCGTCTGGGGCAAGTACTGTATCGAGCAAATCAAAAGGAGTCATATTATTTTTACTTATAAAAAGGGGTAAAAAAGGGGAGACCGTAATCTCCCCGTACTACTGTAGTGCCCTACAACTAAACTGCTTTTACATATTTACTTATCAGCTTCTCAATTGCATCATGCAGTGCTGCTTTAGGTTTGCACTTACCGATGAACCAGTTGTAAACCGTCTGACGACTAACTCCTAAAGCCTCAGAAACTTCAATGACTGGCACTTCGTATCGTATACAAATCCTACCTAGATCTACCCCGATAAGCGTTGGGCTGGCTAGGCTATTTGATCTTACTATTCGCTGACTATATCCGTAACTCATAATGGCTCCTAGTCGTCGCTACCCCAGTCGTCCACAACCGAAGCAAGATCTTTCTTAGGGGCCGTTGATACTTCTGGCTTCTTGCTAGGGCGCTTGACTGGCTCTTCAAACTCTTCAGCGGCTTCAACAACTTGTGCCTTCGTAACTGGGGCTGGCAATTTTACAACACCGTCAGCTTGTGCAACAGTTACTCTAACTGCAAGTTTAGCTTCTGGGGACTCTATAGCCTTGGACACAATATCAGCAAAGGACTGGTTGTCAACGTATCCCACTGCTTTAAACAGCAAAGACTGGTTGTCGTTATCTTCATTGAAACTAACCTCAGTGATCATGTCTTCAATGTTACGACCGTTGTTACCGATGAAGCTAGCGTAAGCCAAGAAAGGATACTCGCCGTTATCGCCCTTACCAAAGATTGACTTGGAAGCCAGATTCATTTGATAAACTTCGCCTTCTACATTCGTGCCAATCTCATCAGCCAGAATAACTGCCATACGTTGCGAGTAGCGGCATGCCTTAGTAGTGCCTTGACCTGAACCAGATACATTCATAGGGCAGGTTGCGCAGCTAGTACCTTGTGGGTTTGCAACGCCAGCATCTGGAGTCTTACCGTTAGCCGATGAGCAGTCAGGTATAGTTGCTTCCGCGTCTGGAGACCATGTCTTTGCATAGAACACACGTGATACATCTGGTGCTGCGTTAACAACCACAACTCTCAGATTGCCTTTGAGCTTACCAACTTCTGCACCATCTACGTTCTTACGGAAGATGCCGTTCTTAGACGAGATGCGTTTGATCTTAGTGCCTGTACCACCACCCTTCATGAGGGATTTAGTCAGTTCGCTAATGCCCTTCTTCTGGAGGAAGTCTGGGAGGTCTTGTTTAAAAATAGAAATTTCACTCATTTGCTGCTCCTTCTAACAATTATCGTATACCGGCTATCTGATTGAAGACCGGCTGGGTGTACATCTGGATTCTCTTCCAAGAACTGCCGCACGTTAGCTTGGCTTAACCGCTTCTCAAATAATGCAAATGCATTGTGTTCTGCGATAACCTTGTACATCGAATCCCAATCACTAGTCCAGTAACGTGTATCTACCTTCCTAATGATCGTCCCTGCATTTGTGCGGATACTATCTGCACCGTTCTCTTTACATATTTCCAACATCTCAGCGGAAAGAATATCTAGCTGTGATCTAAGTTCCGCATCTTTCTCCTCGTACGCCTGCTTTATTTCTGCCCGCTTGTCTCGCACCTTAATATAAATATTAGCTAAAGTATCTGCGGGGTAATCCTTTACATCATCTGTCATATCAACTCTCCTAGTGGGGTAATTGCATCCCGGAGTAACCATTCTATACAAGCTATAGACTTTGTCAAGATGTTTCTGTAATTTCTTGTCTATATAAATCAATAATTCTTGTGTGGTTCTCAATGTTATTACGCAGCATCTTGTACAACCTAGTCTCTACTTCGCTACCCTTGATATGCACAATCGTCATTGGGTTCTTTTGCCCCGGCCTATTAATACGTGCGTTCGCTTGTAGATACGTCTCTACACTTGTTACCGGTGCATACCAAATGATCGTATTCGCTGCCGTCAATGTAAGCCCATGCGATGCTGCTTGTGGTTGGATGATAAGCACTCGTGGTGTCTCATCATTTTGAAACCGTTGAATAATATCGTCTCGCTTACTTACAGGAACCTTACCGCTTATCACATCGCAAGTTATGTTGTGCTTAGTTAAGTACGTGTGCAGTAGCTCGATGGTATGGGTGAAGGGCACAAAAACTAACACCTTGTTAGATGCTTCCTCAATAACTTCACGCACCACCTGCAGCCGGTTGCTTACGTCAAACTCAACTACTTCACGGGTGTCGGAGTAGACAGCACCACCAGAAATCTGCAACAACTTATTAATCTGTACCGCTGCATTGACTGAACTAATCTCCTCACCACCTGCACTGATCATCATCTGTTTCTTCAACAGCTTGTAATACTTATCTTGTTGCGGGGTTAGTGGGGCATCGCGCTCTATGTGCGTTACGTCTGGCAGGTCTAGGCACTGCGACTTCTCAAATCTAATCGCCGGTTGTAAAGCGTTATGCACAATAGCATCTGCGTTCCTACGTGGAACCCAACGGAACTGGCCGAACTTCTCCATCACTTGATCACGGAACTGCCCAAAGAACTTAGGCACACTAGCAGGGTTAACAAGCCTAGCTAAACCATAAGCATCCACAGGGGACTGCGAAGCAGGTGTACCTGTCAGCATCCACAGCCACTTGTCGGCGGTCATTACCTTGTTCAATACTTTCCATCGTTTAGTCTGCGCGTTCTTATATCCCGATGCCTCATCGACTACGATCAGATCGAACCGCCCGTCTTCCACAACTGTATCTTTTACTATCTCTAGGCCATCAAAGTTAATAACTACAAACTCTGCGTTGCCCTTAATAATCTTCTCGCGGGTAGTTCTACTGCCATAAGCGATGTCACAGGTACGATGTACTGCGAAACGGAACAAGTCCTGCTGCCATGCAGACTTCATGATGGACAACGGGCATATGATCAACACACGGCGAATCAACCCCAACTGCATCAAGTAGTCAGCCGCCCAGATAACCGCTGCGGTCTTACCAGTGCCTTGCTCGTTAAAGCAAAACGCCTTCTTGTTAAGTGTAAGGAATGCCGCTGTTTCTTTCTGATGTGCAAACGGCTTGAACTGTCCCGGCCATTCGTAGTCACGGCTCAGTGGAGAAGGCACGTTCTTAATTCGCAGTCGGGTCAACGCTTGCGCTTCGTCTAGCCCCCAATGTACGGCTACATCATGCAGACCATCCCCTAGCTCGCCAACTACCTTGCTCTTCTTTACGCTATCTGTAATTAGGTGCGGCCTTCTGGTGCGCACAACTAAAGTCTTATTATTTAAAATCTGCATGGGGTAGGATTACTTGCCGTTGTCTGACTGGTTAGCCTTCTTACTACGCAAACGCAGGTTACCTTTTACGGTTTTGCCACCTTCGCGCAATGGTTTGATATGGTCGATGTCTTTACCAGCACGATCAATACCCTTCTTGTCATACAACCTACGCGCACGTTGGCGTTCATGTTGGTCTGAATCAACCCCAGATTTACCGGTCTCCAGATCTCGTACGTATTCTTTTTTGTAATCGCGTTTCGTTGCCATGATTTACCTCTTCCTATAATGTTGACAATCAGTTACTGGGCAGTACCCACAGAGTGGGCTTGAATTTGGGTTCCATACGTTGTTCTTTATCGCTGCTTCTAGTCGGTCTAGTTGGGGCTGCATGATTGCCATATACGAAGAGCGGAACATAAACTCATGCTTCTTCTTAACAATCTCTCCGCTAACTACAAACAACAAAGCAGACTTAATTATGTTTATCTTAGGGAAGTGAGTAAATACCGCACCGGCTAATAGGTCAAGCTGCTTAGGGTCTGCGTACTTAGCGTTCTTACTTGTCTTGTAGTCCACAAGATGGGCAAGCCCCTTTTCCTCGTTGATGATTACTAAGTCGGCAATACCACGCCACCAAACATTCTTATCAAAAAACCCGCATGGTGCGTACTTACCATCGACCTTCTTAACGCCCAGTTGCATCTCGCAATGCTTCTCACCCGGAATCTTTTTAAGTACCTCAAGGGTGGGGCGGATGAAGTCGTACTTGGCAGGGATAGGTGTATCTAGCTTAATAAAATCCTCTGCCGCTTTGTGTACTTCCTTACCGTAGATGGTAGCCGTTGAGTCGCCATCCTTAACATCCTTGAGCACCTTTAAGTGGTAATACTTCTTAGGGCATTGCTCGAAAGTCTTAATGCTGCTGTACGACCAAGCCGGTACTGTCATATCTTCCTTTGGCAACTAAACGCTTGAATCTCTACACGGAACACACCAGCAAACTTACAGTCCGCAACGATACGGCTTTCGGTATTAGTACTGCCGATGAACATCCCAAGAATAAATAGCAGCACAGCAACCATAGACTGCGCCCACCACTCCCGTACCACTGCCCAAATTTTGTGCAGGTTAATAAATTCAGGGGTCATTTGTTTACGCTCCTCAACTGTTGGTTTTTTTAGCATTCTCCGTAACTCCTTCCAAATCCTGATTCACAGTTCAAGGGCAAGTCCGTAGCCCACGGTGGTCGTATCTTCATGCACAGTTCAACAAACTCCTGCGCGGTTTTAACTTCATCTTCTGGTACTACGCAAGCAACCGCATCATGTACCGTACCGACTACCTTGTACTTCTTAGCAATCAGTAGCATCTGCTTACCGATAATGATTCGGGCTAAGGCTTGGCAGCAGTTCTCAACTACCTTACCTCCGTATATCCTATTTGGTATGATCGCTCTCCCCCTCTTCGTATCGTACACTATCTCAGTGCTATAGTCTTCGCTTACAAGCACACGCAGGTTAGGGTATTTGATATACATCTTGTTGGGGAGCTTAATACCTTTCTTACCCTCTACTTCCAGCGCACCTTCTTTACCTAGCGGGGAAGTCTTATCCTCCATTATCGCGCTCAGTGCCTTATTCGCCTGCTTCCACAACGCTGGTATCTTTGGGTATGTTTCGCGGTAAACCCTGATAATGCGCTGACACTCCTCTAGCTCTAGCACAACCCCAAACGTCTTTAGCTGCGACTGAAACTTCTCAGCCCCCATGCCGTAGCCACACCCAAGGATTGTTGTCTTACCTACAAATCTTTCATCTTTGGTAATATCTGACACTTTCTTGCTATAGATACTAGCGGCCATAATCTTATAGACATCCTCCCCACGCTCGAACGCTTCTACCAAGTCGTCCTGTCCAGCTAACCACGCAAGCACTCGCGCCTCGATCTGTGAGGAGTCGGAGTCAATCATCATCATGCCCGACGGGGCTAGAATCGCTCGTTTAATCAGGCTATTACGACCCAAGTTCTGCAAGTTTAGCTTCTCGTCCCCACCCCAACGCCCCGTATGTGCAGCGTAGTATCTCAGCGGTACAGGCAATGTCCCCCGTACAGAGATGTCAATAAACCTAGCCGTACGTGTCTCTTCCAACGTAGATTTAACACCCAGCCTAGCAGCTACGATAGCCTGCACAATAGGATTCTCGTGATCTAACAACGCCTTAAACTCTTCGTCGCTCTTCGCAAAGGCGTAAGTTTCTTTATTTGTAGTCTTGCTAATCTTTGTAGGTGGTACTACACCCAGCGACTGAAGTACTGCGGCAAGCCTTGGGTTACTCATGAGATCGTCTTTCTCGATCAGCATCTTGTTCATAAGGTCTTGCTTTGTTGCTTGCACGTTCGTCAGGTGATCTAACAAGATGTTAGTATCCAGCTCCAGTACTGGCTCCGAAAACATACGGATAGTCAGGTCGATCAACCGAAACTCAGACGGAACAAACTGTGGCTTGAATATCTTGAACAGCTCTAACGTCAGGTGGCAGTCGTTCTTGCAATACTCGCCGTAAGCTGCCAACTCTTCCGCAGTAAAATCTATACGCCGCTTACCTAGCGCATTAACAACCTCTGTACCCTTCTCCCCAATTTTGTAGTACTCAGCCAATGCGGCTAGGCTGCCGCCCACCTCAATAGAATGGATTGCACGTGCCATACTGAGTGTATCAAGCCAACCCCTAGGGCGAATATCAAATACCCAGTTAAGAATAGCGGCATCAAACATAGCGTTATGAGCCAGCACAAGGCAGTCTTGCAAATTAAAAGAATCGAGGTGGGCTTTAATTTCTTTGTGTGTGCCTGAGAACCATACTGCATCCTCTCCGTCTTCTTTAATTCCCACCCCGATGGTTTCAAATCGTTCATCACGTACGTACTCCTCAGTAGTTATCTTGGATAGGCTAAACGCCTTGTCGTAGTAGGTCTCAAAGTCTAGTGCAATGATCTTCATTTATACCCCGCCGCTATAGAAGTGCCATACGCCACGGCATCTTTAAGTTTTTGCTGGGAGCCTGTAATTGGGTACGACAGTCGCGCTTGATTACCTTCAAACATATCCATCTGCGGATCATTAGCAAGCAGCTTCTCCATTACCAAAGCATCAAACATAGGCCGCCCCGCTTCTATCAGTGCTTTATGTAGCGCGTTTATTTCTTCGTCGGAAAGAGCACGTGTAAACCATCTTCGTACGCCGACACTTTTATTGGCGGCTTGGTGGTCTAGCACATGAAATACTTCAGAAACTAACTCGCCCCACCTGCGGTTATCTATATGAAACTCTTCTGGGTGGCTCTTCATCCTAGCAAGCAACAACTTAACCCCTACACAAAATTCTTCGCTCATGCTGTTAGCTCCTTCAATATTGTTTCGAGCAACTCTAAGTTTGTCTCGTTAATCACCACAGCTATACCCCGTGCGGTTTGGATTGCCTTGATCTCCCTGTCTTGCAGGGCTGTCGTTGTGTTCTTACCGGCCTTACATTCCACTGCTACAAACTTACCTCTAACGCAGCACACTACATCTGGCACACCTGAACGTCCCATACCATGCGTAGCAGGGAAGAAGTAATACGCCTCGTGTGCTTTAAGCAGTTTAACAACCTGCGCCTTTGTTCTACCTTCGGGTGTCATAGCCATCGTAGTGTACCTGTTAGTTTTACTTTGTCAATAGAGTAAGGCGAGTTTCCCCGCCCCCATACTACCGTGATTGCAGCTCTTCATTCAAGTACCAGATCGCCTTCTCGATGTCCTGCTTAAACAACGCAGGGTTCTTCTTACCGGCGCGGCTAATATACTTCACTGCATTACCCAGATTAAATCCTAGTTCTTTGGCGCGGATAAAGTCGATAGTCTCGATACCACCTGTCTTGTAATGCGCAGGGCTGTTAACCATGTCCTTAAACGAAGTGTTAGACGAAAAGAACCCACTAACCTTTTCCCACAAACTATGTGTGGTAGGGAACGTCTGTATTTCAAAACGCGCAGTGGCTGCGGGGGCTACTGTCTTCCCTGTCTTTAGCCATGTCTCAATATCAAACTCACCTTCATTTTTAACTTTCTTAGGACGGCCAGCCTTGCGCGAAGTTACCTCTATACCCTGCTTCATCTGCTTCTTAATTGAGTATACGTAAGCCGGTGTTACACCAAGGGTGTCAGCAACTACAGATGCCTTTACGTTAGGGTTCTTATCGAACATAGCTTTAATCTTTGCGGCGTGGGACAAACTCATTTTTATTGCTCCTTAATATATTTAACTGCGGGGGCTTTGGATCTAACATATGTTAGGTTTAACAACTCTCGTTCCTTCTTCCTTACTAAGTACCTCTTACTGCGCTCTGAATCAGTCATGCGTGTTCTGGGGGTATCTTCACCCTTACCCATCTTGTAGATAGGCATTGAGTCACGGCCTAGTGTGTCTTTAGTCCAACCGCTAATATGCACAAGCCCATGCTTCTTGAAACAGCGTAACAATTCGTATGCCGTCAGCTTGTGTATGCCACTAACTTCTACAATCTCTTGCACCGATACCGGCTTAACAAACAGCAGCTTAAAAACGTGTGCGTAAGTTTCTTGGTTCACTTTGTATTGCGTCACTTAGTCTCCTGATAATCAACCCATCCTTCACGGGGGCTACACGTGTGTATGTGATCTAAATCAGGCGGCAACTTCTTACCACAGCGGTAGCACTGTTTCTTTTTAAAAATCCTGTCGTGCCCATCAGCATACGCATCGGTAGACACCTTGCTCTTAATCTCGTCGCCGGTTATGTCGTTCTTCGTAGCCATCATTTATCCTTCATCAGTGACATTAGTTCTGCGTTCATCTTAGCTAACGCCCATTTCTTACTACCCTCCGCTTGCATCAACGCCAGTGCAAACAAGCAGAAGTTTTGCAGCTTATCTACTTCCGCCTCATCTATCTCACCGCTACGGATAGACCGAATAGCTTTCATCATGCCCGTTCGTGTTGCATCTACCTGCGCCCTCCAGTACGGGTCGATTGGTTTCACATCTTCTCCTTCACGCTCTGCGGTATCTTAGGCTTCGGACACCACGCTATGCAGTCATCACTCCAGTTACCTACAATCAATACACCACCGGGGTTCAGTAGTAGCAGTGCAGTCCCCCTTGGTAGCGGGTGTATATCAGGGTCACGGAAGTACAGTTCGTTCGTTGTTATAGGGCGGTCAGTCATTCTTCTATCCTTGCTCGTCGTTTGCGAATTTTATTTAGTGTGGTTTTCATACCGCCTGCGCTATGGCAGCGTCGATTGCGGCGCACACTTCACGCAGGCGGTTTTTTTGGGCCTCCTTCGAAGCATCCCAAGCAGCAGCCCAAGTAGCCTCTTCCGCAGCATCCCACGCAGCAGATCGCGCAGCAGACCACGCAGCATCCCAAGCAGCAGCCCAAGTAGCAGATCGCGCAGCAGACCACGCAGCATCCCAAGCAGCAGCCCAAGTAGCCTCTTCCGCAGCATCCCACGCAGCAGATCGCGCAGCAGACCACGCAGCATCCCAAGCAGCAGCCCAAGTAGCCTCTTCC